AACATTACTCCTGACTTAGTAGCAACTTCTAGATTCCTTGAGAAACTTATGTTAGAAGAGGGTGTTAAAGGATCACGTGAAATCGCTTTATTATCTTCATCTGTAGCATTACAAGCTAAAGCAGCGTGTACTCCTTCTCCCGATGGATCTGTAGTTTTCACTGAGAAAGTTTTAACAACTAAACCTTTGTATATGGGTGTTGAGTTTTGTAACGAAACTTTAAACACTAAAATGACTCAAGTATTGAATGCTTTGGGTATGAAAAACCAAGAAGGTCAATTACCTGCACCTTTGGAGACTATCCTTATGGCATACTTAACTAAACAATTACAAAAGAAAGCTGAGCGTTTAGTATGGTTAGGTGATACAGCGTCTTTGGATACTGAATTAGTACACTTTGACGGATTAGTAAAAGCATTAAAAGCTGATACTTCTGTATTGAAAACTACAACTACATTTGCTACTATTACAACTTCTAATGGTTACGATGCAGCTTATGAAGTATTCACTAAGATTCCTGCTGAGATTTTCGATAACCAAATGGAGATCGCATTATACACAGGACGTACTGAGGCTTTAGCAATTATTTCAGATTGGAATGCTTCTAACGCTTATGATCGTATCCAATACACAAGCGAAGGTGGTTCAATCCGTTTTATTTTACCACAAACAAATGTAGAGGTTATCACTGTACCTGCATTAGATGGTCAAAACGAAATCTTTGCTATTCCTACTGCATTAGTTTTCTTAGGTGTTGACGCACGTGAAGATGAGAACTTTGATATTAAATACGATGCTTACAATGAGAAGTTAAAAGTAGATACTTCTTTCAGATTAGGAGTTCAATATGTATTCCCTCAATACTTTGTAAGAGTTAAAAGAGCTTAATTATTAATCTAGGGGTGTAATGCCCCTTTTTAAAATATTATAAATATGTGTGAATTAAGTGCTGGCTTTAATGCCCTAAATTGTGACTCATCTGGTGGTATCGCTACCTTATACATAGGATCACTTAGAGATGGTACAACAGGTGCTGCAAACTATACGTACACTCGTACGGCTGGTGAACTTACAGCAATGGCTAACGTTGGAGCTAAATTGTTCTATACGGTTACTGTAGATGCTGAAATGTCTGACTTTACTGTTAATGCTATCGGTTCACGTGAAAATGCTTCAACTGGTTTTGAGATAACAGGAAACATCAAACTTGCTGGTAATACAGCGACAATGATTGAACAATTAGAAAAACTTTCAAAAGATAGAGTTTGTTTAATTGCTAAATTAAATGACGGCACAAACGAGGTTTTAGGAGTTGATAATGGTTTAAAATTCTTATTCAACCGTACTTCGGGAACTAAGTTTGACGATATGAATGGTGTTACTTTAACTTTCACAGGACGTGAGAAAAAGAACGCTCCAAAAGTATCTGATGTTATAGTAGCTGCATTGTTAGTATAATTAGAATTATGTTAAATAGAATTAGGGGATTATTAGTTTAGTCCCCTTTTTTAATACTTATAATATGGAATATTTAGATAATTTCAAAGGTCAATCGGTTTGGATTGATAAATTAAAGAGTTTTTTAGTGGCAAATGAAGAAAATAAAGAGATTTTATTTAAGTTGTTGCCTAATATTTTTGTAGAAATTAGTAATTTAGTAGAAAATAAACCCGAAACACGTGTTCTTTCTAATCGAAAAAAATCAAAACAATAGCATTTGTTTAACTCTTAAAGAGAAAATGAATGATAACTACCCAGAGATATGGTTGTTTAGGTTTGTAAACGAGCAATCTAAGAAAGAATATTACTGCAATCTTACCGATTTATCAACTTCAAAAAAGCGTTTTAATCTTTTCAATCTATACGAGGGTACTAGCATAACTTTACCTTTAGGGGATTATCAATATTACGTTTATCAAATGGAGGTTGAAGATGAAGAAAACTATAATCTAGGATTTTTATGTGAGCAAGGGAAAGCACGTGTTAAAACTGATTCGGTTGCTATTCCTACATTCACGCAAACAACTACAATAAAAAATATCTATGAGTGATAATTATATATTTAGGGAAGCTAAAATCCCTTTACCTATAGAAAAACAGAAAGCTGGTCAAACTTGGGTTAGTTGGGGGGAAAATAACGACTATCCTCAATTCTTAATAGGGCTTTATTATAATAGTTCTATTCACGGCGGTATTGTTAATTCTAAGGTTAAGTATATTGCTTCAAGTGGATTAGATGCACAAACAAATGATTTACCTAAATGGGAATTAATCAAGAAAAATGGGAACGCACCTTTTAGCTTAGATGAGATTTCTTTAATGGTAGCGAAAGACTTTGAATTACTAGATTCATTTGCTATTTTGTTTAGAAAAAACCCTATTTCAAAATTTTGGGATGCTCATCACGTTTCAACTGAATTGATTCGTAAGGGGGAAGATTCAAGTTTCTTCTACTACTCTGAAAACTGGAAAGAAAGAAACCAAACTGAAGAAAAAACAGGCTTTAAAAAGATTAAAAATATAGAGGATTTAAGCCTAGAAGATAAAGAATGTTTATTATATGTTAGTTCACGTTCTAAACAGCATATATTGGACGAAAAAACAGGTTTATTAACTAAATCTGTATATCCTATTCCTTCATATAGTGGTGCAATTAAATCAATAATGGCATCAATTGAAATGAACTATTTCAGATATTCTGAGGTTGTGAACTCATTCAAAGGTGGCACAATGATTAACATTCCAACAGGCGCACCAGACAATGAACACGACAAGAAAAAACTAATCGCACAACTTAAAGGTGATGCGACCGACAGAGATAAGCAAGGCGGTATCGTAGTAACTTTTTCAAGAGGTAGCGAAAACGCTCCTACAGTTACTCAGATAAACGGGAATAACTTAGACCAACGTTACTTATTAACTCAAGAAAGCATAATTGATGATATTATGGTAGGACATAGCGTAATTAGTCCTACTTTATTTTCAATTAAAACGGCTGGTCAATTAGGAGGTTCTCAAGAACTTGAAACAGCGTATCAATTATTTATGAATAACTACGCTTTAGAACGCCAAAAGATAATTACTGATGCATTACAATATGCACACTATACGCTTAATAACTTTTACGGCGATATCTTTTTCATAAGTAAACCTTTGAGCCTATCACAAGAGCCAGATTCAAAATCAATCGTTGCTGATTCACTTAATAAAATGAGTCCATTATTAGCGAATGCGGTTTTAAAGAACTTAACGATTAATGAACAAAGAGCGTTAGCTGGTTTGGCACCTTTACCAAATGGTGACGTAATTGCAAGCACACCAACTACATTTTCAAGTGAAATAAGTGATGAGACTGTTATTAGTTGGTTTTCTGAATTAGGACGTACAGAATACAAAGAAGTATTTTCTCAAGAAGTAAAAGATTTTACTAAGCTTGAAATGAGTGAAAAAGAATTGCTTTCAAAATATTCATTTGCTAACGACTTAACTCAAGACCAATTGAAGATTGTTGAAATGATTAACAACGGAGAGAGTTATGGTGCAATTGTAAAGGCTATCGATAAGGGTGCAACGTATGTTTCTAGACAATTAGTAGAGTTGGAAAAGTTAGGAATGATTAAAGGTTTTGAATTGACACCAAAAGGTAAAACAAACGTTGGCGAGGTTTCATTCGAGGTTGTTTACCAATACCGTGAACGTGAGGGAATACCTGCATTAAAAGGTAATTCTTCTAGACCATTCTGTAAAAATTTAATGGATTTAAAAAAAGTATTCACACGTGACGAAATAGACCAAATTACAGCAAGGTTAAAAGCAAACGGAATAGATAGGAATGTATGGGAGTATAAAGGTGGCTGGTATACTAATCCAGAAACAAAAGTACACACTCCGAGCTGCAGGCACACGTGGAGGCAAATTCTTATAAGTAAATAATATTCAATAAGTTATGGCACATTTAATAAGCACAACAAACCTAAAAGCATTATCTTATATTTCTTCAAATGTAGATGATTTATTGCTTTCTACTTTAATAACTAGGGTACAAGATACCGTTTTAGAATCTATTTTAGGGAGTCAACTATTCAACAGACTTTTAACAGGTGTAGATAATGACGATCTAAACCCTGATGAGGTTCTATTATTAGATACTTACATTAGTCCTTGCTTAGTAGCTGCAGTTGAAAAAAGAGCTACTGATATGACTACGTTAGAGATTAGGCAAATTGGTGTAGCACGAGTAAGTTCAGAGGGTGTAAATACGGTAAATGAGGACGAATTAAACCGATTAAGCAACTCTTTAAATAAAGACTATAATTTCTACCGTGAAAGGTTAATAAGGTTCTTAAAATTGAACTATACGGTTTATCCAGAATATACTTCTTATTACGATTATCTTTATCCTTGTGACGATTTAAACCAAATCAATCCAGATAGAGGCTTCTCTGATACAAATATCAATTTTGCATGATAACGAGTATAAACCAACTTTCAGCGGAGCTACAAGCAATTCAAGATTCACACTACCAATTGAATTCTTACTACTTCGGGGAGTTCAATTTGGCTTTGCAAAATCGTGAATTAGAATATCCTTTACTAGTTTGTGATTATAATAACGGTTCTATTAATGTCTCTAATACT